GTCAGTATCTGCAGTAACTAACAGTCTGTGGCCGTCGGCTAAATCGATTCCGTCCACATTATATCCTAGACTGCCTTCAATGGTACTGAAAACATCAGTGGTAAACGTATCGATTAAATCAATGTTTTTCTTAGCGTTTGTTCCAAAATTATAAAGTTTGATTCCGGCTGCAAATTCAATAATTGGTCGCTTGGCTCTTACACTTTGATCTAAATCTGCGGTTGTCCCGTTGATTGTAGATTCAATATCTATAATGCTTTTGTGAAACCATCTATTATAACGACTCCACGGATTTCTATCTGGGCTTGCTCGATTAACTGTGATATAATCTTGATCTCCAGCAAATGCAGAAGCATCGTCAAATGGTAATTTATCAAATGCTGTGTCATCGAACAGTACTGATCTCTGCTCGCTATAACCACTGACAATTTCTAAATCATCTGCAGATACTAATCGAATTTTATCGCCGACGCCTTCAACATACCAATAACCCAGCGCATACGTTGCCGGTGTTACTTCGCCGACAAAGTTTACTTTCATACCATTACTGAGCGGATATCCATTGCCCATGGTATATGTTTTTTTGCCTATGATTTCTATGTCAACATCAATTTCTGTATTCTCTTCTATGTTTTGAATTTGTAATACGCCACCAATGTTGACATCATTTTCGCTGACATAGAATAAAACATTAGGAGCATCTAGTGGAATTTCAAAAGTCAATATTCCGGACTCTACAGCAGTTGCTCCACTATCATCGACTGATATACCCAGAGTATATCGACTCAGTGTTCCACCTATTCTCTGAGTTTTGATACTAAATGGCTGGTTCGGCGTGGCAACATTAAACTTATATGTTTGGCCCCTGTACAATTTTAATACTGGATTTCGAGTCAATCCATCGGGATTGAAGATGTAGGCAAAATTGTCTCCTTCATCTACCAAACTTACTGTATATTCACTCTGAATTGTTTTCTGTTGTCCGTACACTGGGATAGCAGCAGGTCCATAGGGTAACCAGTAATATTGTTGGAAATTTACAAATTTATCCCAATCTATCAATGGATTCCAACTGTAAAATTCTTGTTTGTTTAATCTACGATGATTATTTGTTATGCCACCTTGCACACTAATATGGTTGATATGATCTAGATAATCTTTGTTAAACACAACATTATCTAAATCATCCTTAATAATAGCACTGGGTTCTAATTGATAATTTTGTCTGTCAGTAGTTGACGTCTGAACAAAGATATCGTTGGCCGCGGTGGCTTTGCTGTCTTGACGGCCAATAAATCCGTTGACTTTTTTTACAGTGCCTGGCTGTAACAATTGTTCTAATGTGGCGTGAACAAATTTTTTGTTGCTGTCAGATCTATAAAAACGAGGCAGTAGGCTAGAAATTTTTCTTGAAGAAGGATCTATCGGAACTGGGTATTCGTTTTGACTGTTGTCGTAAGCCATTAATAATATCCTCCACCACTTGAGCTGCCGCCACTTGAGCCACTGCTGCTTGAGCCACTGCTGCTTGAGCCACCACTTGGCATTGCACTGTTTGCCATTAATGTTCCGTTTGGCATATAATGATAACCTGCAGGGGCAGTTCTGCCCGATGATCCACTACTTGAACTTGATATTTGATTTTTGTTTGCAATTTTTTCGGTTGTTGTAATTGCACCGATGGCTTTAATTTTACTTGCTGTGATACTGGATACAATTTCAATATCATCGACTGTTGCTCCATTTACAAAAATTTCATCTTTTTCACATGTAATTTCAAACAGACTACCAAAATATAAATTGTCTGCTTTGGGCACAATAACGAAACTGACTATAAACGGTGAAAGTTCTGCCAACACAAATGTTGATAATTCTCCGAAATAAAATGTATTTCCAAAATCCCAATTTTCAATTGAGAAAAATTTTGTTATAGAATTTAATATTCGTGTTTTAACATCATTGTCACTGATAACTTGTTCTATGTTTTTTACTACTTTGAATGTGGCTTGCAAATCTATTTTTGCAAGACTGCCAAACAACACTTTAAATTTCACAGGATGATAAATGATTTCATCACTTATAGATTTAATTTTTCTTAATGTGGGATGAAGATCATTATATAAACTGTCACTGCTAGAAGGCAGCGGTTCTTCTTCAATTGAACCGTTGACGTATTGTCTATATGCAGTGTCGTATTCTTTAGTTAAAATAAAAATATCAATAATGTTTGTAATTCCAGGATCAATTCTAGTTTCATAATCTGCATTATGAATATATTGGAATTTTAATCTATCTCGACCAACTAATACTTTGTATTGCAAACTTGGTATTAGTGTAGACGCAACTTTGTCTAATTTTTTTACTACATCAGTATCAATAAAATAAAAATGTTGTGCTTCTGCGTATTGAGTAAATGAAGAAATTGAAGTCTCTGACGGTAAAATTACAACTGTGGGATTTGTTAAATTATTATAAATGTATCGATAATCTTCCTGGCGGTCACCAATGGTATATTTTTCTTGTACAATATATTTTCTTTGAAGAACTGTGAGATTGGTTTCTGTAGCAGAAGGAGGATCAACAATGTCATTGAATATATCTGGATTATCTACAACACTGTCTTCGTCTGTATCAGTAAAAGTAATTTCAATTTTTTTAGTGTCGACGTATCCATCTAATCCACTGTATTCTTTGAGAATAGACCAATCTCTATCAAAAGTATAAGCAGAGTTCGATGGTGCAGGCGCAGTGTTTATACTTAACACTTTTATTTTATCTTTGGCCACTGTGTTTGTTCTAGTGTCATAAATTTTATCACTGCTGTCGTAATAAAATCTAATTTGTTGGTCACTTTCAAATATGTAACGAAGTTTTCTAGAATTAACTGTGTAAAATTCATCGTCTGGTGTGAACAAAATTAACCAACTAGAATCTAACTTTTGATTGGATCTGTCACCGGCTTTGCCTAGACTAAACAACTCAGATACATTTAAGTTTTGTTCAAAAACGATTTTCCAAGTTCTAGTTGTTTTATCATATCTTAGACCAAATGGTCTGTTGTCAAACACTAGATCAATAATAGTTGTAATTGTGCTACTTTCAATTGTATTTTTATATTTGGGAATAATTCTAGATAATCTAGCATCATTAGGAACAATGTCATTCAATATGATAGGACCAAAGCCAGTAGACAAAGTCCCGGTGTTGTTGGCAGTGCCGTCTCCAGTAACGGACACAATTTTAGTCCATAATACTGTAGATCCATTAGATGGTATTCCACTTGAGGGAATTGTTTCTAATTTATTATTAGATGGTTTATTGAAGTACTGACCAGTCGGTGCTGTAAATTTAACCAATGCTCCAGATTCAATGTAGGTTAAATCAGTACTGGTAAATTGTCCGGTTGCATACGGAATAGTATCTGTAATGTTTCCAAAATATCCAGTACTTTGATTAGTGTCTACTGTTTTAGAATACCATCTTGAAATAATAGTTGCAGATGTATCAATTTCATAATTGGCATAGAAATAATTTTTTAAATTGTCATCTTTGATAACATTGAATAATTGGTTATAAACTACAAACTCAATGTCAGTTTTAGTCACATAAGAAAATCTAAAACTGTCAGAATACAATTCTTTATAAACTACGCCGTCATCAGAAAATAGATTTGTTTTACTATATTTTCCTGTAGGATCAACTAGATCAAAATAACGACTGATGCCGCTGGAACTTCTATTAACTGATTTAATTTTGAGAATTTGTTGACTCACAGTCAACGGACTAATGTTATAGTCCTCGCCAGTGATCATTCTATTTTGAGTATAATAATTGGCTGGGGCGTTGGTCTTGACGCTGTCATTTGTTTCTGTGGCTGCGGAATTTACCACAGTAGACAACAAACTCATATTAATTGTTAATACTTCAACTTGTCCAGTGTTGCTGACATAAGAAATATCAACGCTTACAGAACGAATATCTTTGGGGTTAACAGTGTAAGAAAATCCATTACTGGTTCTGTAGTAAATTCTAAAAGTACCCAGCGGTAATGTGCCAAATACACCATCAGAAAAATTCAAACTGATTCTATCACCTACACGAGTAATTACACTGTAGATGTTTCTTATGTTTTTTTCTAAACTGTTGTAAATGGTATTGTTACCTTTGAAATCTGATACTGGAGCCCAGTACTGAGATTCCCTACCGTTATTATCTAATTTGTAAAGCCATACATCTGTGTTGTTGATGTTGGCAGCGTCTATATCAACGATTTCATTTGACCCAGGTTGATCTAATGTAAATGTACCTGTGTTAAGTTGACCTTGTCTAAAGTGAAAGAAAAATCCAGTATTACTTGAGCCTGTACCTTTTCCGTCATCCTTGTAGATAAAAGCAGGGGTCACACCCAATGCTGGCGGTTCTTCTTTGACCACTGAATTCAATGTGTCTATAACTGTGCTGGTAATTTCAAATTGCATGTTTCGACCGTCAACCGTCTTGGTAAATCCAAATACCGGAACGTCAGTGCTGATGCCTTTAAATCTATACTGCTCTGTTGGGACTCCCACTATCGTGGCCTTGGCATCAGGTTTCCCAAATTGTCTATTGGGTTCTAATGCTGAATTAATTACTTTGGTAAATTGCTCGCTCCAGTTGGCGTTTGTAGGATCATTCCATGCTACTGTGATGCCTGAAAGATTTCTATTGTTTGAGTCAATGACTGCTTCTGTAGTTTTTACGCTGGTAAATTTTAAGAATCCATTGGCTGCTAGATTTCGTTTGGCATTGTAACTTAACAGTCTTGCTAATCGTAATACGCTTTCCCGACGTTCTGCCAGTTCTAAAAAATTATCACGAGCATTTAAATCCACACGAAATGCTATGCTTTGTCCTAAAAACGCAATAAGATCTATCAACGCTAGGTATTCAGAACTTTCAACATAGTCATTAAAATCTTCAGGGTAGTTTTCTCTAATGTAAGATATCATCACTCTGCGAAGATTTTCAAAGTCGTAACTTTGGAAATCAGCATTTCTAAAAGTCTGATATATGCGTTTCCAGTCTTCAGCAACTAGTAATCGATTCTGACGATCGGTAGATGACATCGTTTATCCTTGTTCAGTATATTTATTTGTAAATTAAACTACGCATTTAACTTATTAGACCATTGTCTTGATCAAATTTAAATTGCAAACTTTCACTTATATTGAAATTTAGATACAGCAATTCGCATTCAATTTGTATTCCACTTTCGTATTCACTTACAATAATTTGATCAGCCTTGACCCGGGGATCGTAATTTATAATATCTTCAACATTTTTTACAATGGCATTTCGAACTTCGGGAGTAAATGGTTCATACAACAGATCCCAAATCA